TTGTTTTTTGAAGTCACAATGTTACTTGGTTCAAAAAACAAAATAAAGAACGCACTAGTCAAAATAATGGTCAAAATTATTTTCCACATTTTGTTCTAAAATTAACGAATATTTAATTTAGGCTGAAGAGACTTCTGGTTCACCCTCATCCTTAGTTTCTTCAATCTTGGCTTCGGTAGAGGCTTCAGCGTCTTGCGCTTCACGCCACTTGCGTCGCTCTTCAATCTCCGCCGCAACAATGGCATCAGCTTCCTTCACGAGGTCTTCCATCTGAGCATCTGGCTTTTCCTTCTTGAGCTTCTCAATAACATCAGCTGGGTGGCTCACTGGTGGTTCGTCTGGTCTGGTGTAAAACATAGAGTTTTCGTCACCTGGCTTGACATATGACTTAGCTTCCATCATATCACGCTTACGCTCGTTGAACATACGCGCAGCTTCAGCTTGATTTTCCTTGTAACCGCTCATGATCTCTTCCAACTTTTCGTTTTGATAGTGAACATCTTCAATCTTGAGGGGATCTGGTGGAATGAGGAGCCACTTGTACATGTCAACAACATAGATGTCAAAGGTGCTATCTTCCTTTTGGAGACGCTTCGCATGCGCCGCAGCCTCGTCACGGGAGGCAAAGGCACCACGAATCTTGATACCAAACTTATCATTCTTCTGTGGAGCCTCTGGTCCGACAACAGAGAGGCACGCATACAATTGACCTGGAACGGTAGTGTAATCTTGCTCAAGAGACATGTTTATATCTTACACAATACTTAAAACTTTAAGCTACTTGTATTGTAAATGAGGACATTTTGGGATAAACAACCTGTGCCTCAAGAAGGTGCTGTATATGAAAGTGGCAAGGAAATTGAAAAGGAGAAGAATGTTGTAAATGAACCAATCAAACTTCCCGATGGTTTTTCATGGGATAAACCCAAACTTGAAGAAGCACACAAACTTCTGAATGCTCATTATGTGTGTGATGAAACTTTTAGATTGACATACTCCCTTGAAACCCTCAAATGGGCAGCTGAGATGTGTGGATACGAAAATAGAGGTATCCGCCACAATGATACGGGTGAACTCATTGGATACATTTCAAGTGTTCCAACAAAAGTGAGAGTGTGCGAGGATGTTCTCAATATGGTTCAAATCAATTTTCTTTGTGTTCATCCCAACTATCGGGACAGGGGTTTTGCGCCAGTGCTCATCAGCGAAATCAAAAGAATCGCTAATACAAAAGGTGTGTGGCAGGCAGTATACACAGCTGTGACAAAGATACCCGGTTCTATAGCAAAGAGTTCCTATTGGCATCGTTTCCTCAATGTCAAGAGGCTTGTCAAGACTGGCTTCTACCAAACAGATCGGTTGAGAGAGAAGTATTTTGAAGTTCGTGGAAACTCCCAATTTAGGAAGATGACACACGAGGATGTACCAAAAGTCACCCGGATACTTGAAAAATACTTCAGTGACTTCAAAATGGCACCCCAAATTGACAGAGAGTGGGTTAAACATTGGATACTTCCAATTCATTCATATGTGAATGACGAGACAGACGATTTCATTTCGTTTTATGAAGTGCCATATGATCGCGTAGATGGACGAGACACAGTCAAACAAGTCTATGCGTTCTACATGGTTGGTGATGTGTACAATGACGCCTTTGTACTCGCGAGGAATCAGGGTTATGATGTGTTCAATTCTCTAGACGTAGGACAAAAACGCTCCGACCTAGAGAAATTGAAGTTTCTTGAGGGAAGTGGGCATGTATATTATTACCTATTCAATTGGCTTCCATCTTCTTTGGTTGGTTCCGAAGATATACAACTTAAATTACCTTGAGGGTTGAGTCGTTCGTTGATAAGTTTTACATATTCTTCGTTGAGTTCAACCCCAATGAAAGGAAGACCCAAGTCTCTTGCTGCAACACATTCACTCCCAGATCCCGCGAATGGTACAAAAACAAAACCATTCTCTGGATCCTGTTTACACGATCTTAAAAGTTTATCACAGAGAGCTAACGGTTTTTGTGTTGGATGATTCACTCTTTCATTTTTACCAGCACCCCCGGCAAGAGCTGGATTTTTAATGACATCTCGCGGAAGGGCTCCACCTGGGTGAGCTGTATATGTTGTACTCTTTTCTCCATTTGAAAATCGCCCCTTTGTTGCCTTTCTCTGTTTACCGGCGGCACCCTTCACAAATCCATCCGTGTATGGTTCCCTAACATCATCTCGGTGAAAGATTTTGTCATCTTTCCACAAAACAATTATACTTTCATGTGATCTCTGCCAGAAGTTGAGAGAAGGTACATTTTTATTTGTATAATGCCAAACTAGCCAACGTCTGTTTATGTTATGTGGAATTCTTGCTAATATGAGTGCCAGTATTTCACTAAACCCGTAAATGAACATTGTACCATCTCGCCTCAATATGCGTAGACACCCCTCAATCCATTCATCACACCACTTAAGATATTCATCCATGGGTTGTTTATCGCTTCTGTTTCCAAAGTCCTTTCCTATATTATAGGGTGGATCGGCGATAACAATTTGGGCACTTTCGTCATTTAAGGTCCTAAGTGTGTCTAAAACATCACCGTGAATCACTGTCATATTTCACAAGCGAATTAAAGTTTTAAGTCTTTTAGAATATATGTCGTGTATCAAAATTCACCTTGATTTTACACCGGATGAAGATATTCAAGTGTCTCTAAAACTCGTATCAACTCTGGATGACTTTCTTTCAAATATAAAAGAATTGAGAAGTTCCATAGAAAAAAATATAAAAGTTTTCCATAGTTTACTTTCTCAACCCATTACCGGAACTATATGGGAAGAACTTCTCGCCAAATCATTTACCGAAATAGGATACGAAACAACTTGGAAGCCTGATAATTCTCATAAAGTTGGTGAAGACATGAGAATTATTTCACTTGAAAATTCAAGAATATCATGCAAATCTGGTGTCATTACATATAACAGAACACATAAATTGGGGGAGTGTGTACAGTTTAGTTCTTCAAGAACTACAAGTTTTAAAACTCTGGAAGAAAAGTTGGATCATTTGAGTAAAAGACATTATGATTATCATTTCATGTTATCAAAAAGTGATAAATTTGATGGTACATATAAGCTACTTATAATTAAGGCTGATAAATGTAATGTTAGAGATCTTGAATGGGAATCAAATAAAAACGGGAAGCCTGATGACTATGTAACTAAAGTTGGTGGACCATTCAAGGCTACTATAACTGGATCTATGAGTGGACAATTATGGGTAACCTTACCCCTCACACGTGTAGAGTATATTTTTGACATTGAAGTTCCTAAGTAAAAGAAATGGGAACAAATATTCATAAGATGGAAGAGATCCGCCGAAACCACAATAATGCCAAGAGGGAACTCATACAATGTGTGACGAGGGAGGGGCATCAGATCCTTGATGTGGGGTGTGGCTTTGGCGGTGATCTTCAGAAATGGCATAAGTGTGGAGCAAATATGAGTATGTGTGATCCAGAGCCGTCAGCCCTTGTAGAGGCCAGGAGTCGCGCTAAGAATATGCATATGAGGGTAAACTTCTATGAGGGTGACATCCACAATTGTCCAAATAGAAAGTTTGATATTGTGTGTTACAACTTTTCACTTCACTACATTTTTGAAAGTCACGGAAAGTTTTTTAGTTCTCTGAGGGAGATTAAGAAGAGAATGAAACCCGGTGGAAGACTCATAGGTATTATACCAGATTCAGAGAAGATCATATTTAGGACACCTCTCAAGGATCATATGGGTAACTTTTTCCTTACAAAGAATCATGGGAATGGTGGCTATGGTGAAAAATTGTTTGTAAACCTGGTGGATACCCCCTTCTATGCCGATGGACCCAAGTCGGAGCCTATAGCCTACCGTGACCTTCTCGTGACACATTTAGAAGAAATGGGTTTTAAATTAGAATTGTGGGAGGGTCTCACAGGAAATCCAATTTCAGAACTGTATAGCAAATTTATCTTTGTATATAAGAGATGATCGCATTCATTGTATTGATCCTCATAAACATTTGGATACTCTCCCAAACTCGGGAACCCCAGGAACTCGTGGAAGTCAAGGAGAAATATAGAGTCCTTCGTGAGCACATTTCCTCCACAGGTCACCCAAAGTATCAGATGCTCGTGCGTTGTGTGCCACTCACCGGGTTCCACTCCATGAGTGAATCTGTTGGTTACAATACAAACAAGGGACAGGAAATTGCCTTGTGCCTTGACGGTAACCCAAATGAAATCTTCCATGTCCTCATCCACGAATTAGCCCATTGTACAGTTGATGAGTACTCACACTCCGAGCAGTTTTGGAATAATTACCTTGAACTTCGTGATATGTGCGTGGAGTTGGGTATCTATGAAAAGATACCCGAGAGAACCAAGTTTTGCGGGCAACACATTCAGGATAAATAATCTTCTTCCTTCATATTAAATGAAGACTCCCCTCAGCGTCTTGCTGACAGTCATTGCGTATTATATAACGATATATGGAATTACTGTCATACCTCACATGAGTAATAACTATTTCTTGAACTTGACAGTGATGACCCTCGTGGTTCCAAATATTTTGAGATACATCATTGGCAATGTACCAAGACTCGCGGTTGACAGACTTTTTATGATTTCAACAACGATGATTGCGTTCTTGATTACATATGTTATGAATCTCATGATGAGTGATACAAAGGATGCGGTGAAGGAATATGGAAGTGACAGAAGCAAGACACTTAAGTTGAGTGCCTTGCTCATGACAGCGTTTGAC